AAAAGACGGTTTTTTGCACCCGGACTTAGTCAACTCCCACTTCCGTCAACTCCATGGAATTCCCATTCGCTTGTGAATATTGTGACTATCTCAATTTTGAGACGGATAGATGTCATCACTTTTCGACCTTGGAGACGACTGCGATGACCCTTTCGAAGATGTCGGCGAGTACGATACTGCCGACCCATTCATCAACGATGAACACTCTGAAGCGTCGGTGCAGCTTCATCGATCTAACGCTGTCCGACAGCGAAAAAGAAAACATTCCTCCGTCGCCGAAGAAGAAACCCTCTTCGTCCGACAAAGTGGGTCTCCAGACATGGTACAACAAATCGCCGACGGACTTGCTGCTGGAGCGCAGGAACCCGCTGACATACCTGGAGTCACCGGCCCGGGACAGCGCCGAAAAGGCACATTTCGGTGCAAGAACCAAAGACTTTTCCTCACGTATTCTCAGGTCGGGTCAGGCTGGGACCCTCAATCACTTACTGACGATCTTGAACGACTGGGAGCCGTCCACAGACTTGGAAAAGAGTTGCATCAAGATGGAGGCATTCATTATCACTGCTACGTCGACTTCGGCAGACCTCTCGAGTTCGAAAACTGCCACAAGTTCTGCTACGGAGGACCGCCCAGCGCAGGATGCCCTAAAGGCGGTCATTGCAACATACTCGTCATTCGCAGAACGCCTCATCACGCTTGGGACTACGCCGGAAAAGACGGAGACGTCATTTCAGAGAACTGCCCTCGACCACTTGTTGTCAAAGGCCAAAGCGAACGCAAGGCTGAGTGGGTGTACTGCCTCGATGCTACAGGGTTTGACAACTTTTATGAACGAATCAAGGATGTTGATCCGGCATCTCTGGTCAAGTCAAGCTTCAGTGTTGAGCATTGCGCCAAAAGGCTATTTCGTCAGCGTCAACCGGAAACCTTTACACCCATTGACGGATTACAGTTCCACTGGGAATCCTTCCCAAAAGTCGCCCAGTGGGTACTACGAGTTCTACCGGACGGTGCCGATAGAATCAGACGACTTTGTCCAAGTTTCTCAGACGCCGACGAACTCGGGCTCAGAAGAGGAGCAGACAGACAGCTCGTCGGGGGACGACGACCTTCCTTGATCCTCTGGGGAGCATCCCTGCACGGAAAGACCGATCTAGCTAGATCTTTAGGCAACCACATTCATTTCGGAAATGACTTTTCCTTAGCTGAATTGTTAGCGGTTGGGGTCGAAAATGTGGATTTTGGTGTACTTGACGATCTGGACTGGACAGATCCTATCCTGAAAGGGAACAAGTACAAAGCGTGGCTTGGTTGTCAAGAACATTTCATTTGCACGGATAAATATTTACGAAAAGAGTCTATTAAGTGGGGAAAACCTTGTATTTTCCTTTCTAATGATGATCCAACGGAATCGCTAAAGCATTCTGACTTTCTTTGGATACAAAAAAATTGTTGGATAGTTGAAGTACCTGACGGACAACGCATAGCTAGCAGACCTAGCGTGTTTGAGTAATCAAGGATCCTTGAAACTCAATTCGCAAATGAAATTGATGAAATCATTTCCGATAAACTGATCCGCCGATCCTTCCCGCCATAATACAAAGTAGTAGTCACCACCTTTGATATTGGCTATCGCCGTGGGTGTTGGATAATCCCAGTGAGAATCTCTAATGGGAATAAAATGGGTGACCGTCTTCGACGAGTTGTGAAAAGGCGGTGCTGTTGCACTAGCAGGAGCGGTATTGTTGTCCCTGGCCAATGCAGCAGGCATCGTGTACGAGCCCTGTTTCTTGACGGTCCAAGCTTGGCGATTCCACCGCATTGAACTAGCGAAATCGCCATTGGGCAACGCCCCATTTGGACCTCCTGCAGACGCGAGGGGACCCTGAACCAACCCAACAAACATGGTAATTGCATTGGTTTGTGTGATAACGGGTCCGGTGTTGCCGCTCAATGTGCCGCCCTGATTACGAATCAGGGCCCACTTGTACGTGGCCGACATTGTAGCTAATGACTGGTCATGCTGAATCGAGAACCTAAAACCAACAGGGTTGATTCTCTGACCCTTGCGATAGCCAGGAGTGCTCGAATTTCCTACCTGCGCTAATGGGCAGATGGGGAAAGCAAAAACTTGATTTGTTGCATTGGCCCTCGTATTTGTCGTCCCGACGGCATAAGCCGCGCTTTGATTCAAACCAGACAAGGTATACCCTGTCTGTGTAAAGGTTGATTGCGCCGCATTCAGGTAGACGCCAGATTGAGAGTACGTTGTCTCTTGACTCCTCGCTTCCACCTTCTGCACAGCAGCGGTCAAAGCGCGATTGAATGCAGGGGTAGCCCCATAATTCTTTTTAGCTTTGGCCGCTTTGCCAATCCCTCCGCGGGAGGACTTCTTAGCGGGCATTTTCTTGTTTTTCCAAAGCTGAGCCAAGGCTGTGGCTTGTGAACTAACCATTCGCGGGTAGAATGGCGCAGTTCCGTTCAGCTCGCGTTCCAGGCCTTTGAGCACTAGTGGTAGCGTCCTGCGGTGCTGCCCAAAAATTTGAAAAACAAATAAGCGAGCTTCGCGTGGGGTTGAAGGTAACCCAACCTCGTACTTGATGCCTAAAGGATCGTCCGTGCGAGTAGTATGCGAGGCAAGCCTGTTGATCCAAAGGTCTGGTCCTCGCTGGAATAAAGCTAACTCTCGATCGCGTCTAGCTTGATTCATGAGTCATTTCTTTCGATATTGTGAGTTGTGAAATGTTCTTGGTTGGGGAGGTGGGGGGACCCCTATATATAGGCTCCCAACTCCCACCTCCCACAAAAAACCGTATAACATTA